TACAACAAATGGAGTTACTACTGTTACTTTTTCTGATGGTACCTCTATAACCATTGATGATGGGGACCCCGGCACTTCTGAAGGTGTAGTAGTTGTATACGCAAGTAACTCTAGTGGTGCGGATAAGTCGTTTACTCAAGGAAACTTAGAGTACGTTCTTTATTATGAATGGACAGGCACTAAACCTACAAACCTTAATGATATCTCAGGAACTTGGGTTAAGTTTACAGGAGACTCTGGAGCTTCTATCATTCCGATTTATTCGGATAGAGCAGATCCTACTAGTACTGCCCATCTTTCCTTCGCTTCTGGAACTAATAAATTTGTAACTTTCTTTGAGTACACAGGTACTAAACCTACTACTCTTACTGCTGAAATGCATCAAGCGACTTTTGTTCCTTTCGTAGGAGCCTCTGTTACTGTTACAAATACAAGTACAACAGATGGAGTTACTACTGTTACTTTTTCTGATGGTACTTCCATGACCATTGATGATGGAGCAGGAGTAAAAGTATTTTATTCTGATGCTGCTAGCGGGGGCACTATATCTACTACTCCAGGAGACAACGACTTTATAAAATACGTAGAGTATACTGGAGATGCTCCCACTACTACAGATAATACTGGATTTGTAAGATTTACAGGAGACTCTGGAGCTTCTATCATTCCGATTTATTCGGATAGAGCAGATCCTACTAGTACTGCCCATCTTTCCCTTGTCCCGGGCAACAATCAGTATGTTACTTTTTTTGAGTACACAGGTACTAAACCCACTAGTAGCACTCTTACTGCCGCAATGCATCAAGCAACCTATGTAAAATTTATAGGAGACGGAGAAGACGGAAATAATGCTCCTAAAGTTGCAACAGGATTTGTTTATAATACAAGTGATGCTAATAACCCAACTGCAGCTTCCTATAGCTTTAATCCTACAAGCCCGGGCTTTTCTAATTTAACAAATGGTTGGACAGAGAATCCTCCAACTTTTAATAGTACAAATAATATTATTTATTATGCTAGATATACTGTCACAGAAAATGTTAATTCTAATAATGAGCCAACAGGCACAGGAAGTGGTAACAATATTCAGTTCGGAAGTGTGCAAACAGGAACAAGTTTTACAGGTCTTGTTACTTTTGCTAGTAATAATTTTCAGTCTGGAGGTAATAATCTTTTTGATATTACAGCAATTGATGGTAGTACAATAACAACAGGCACAATAAAAGCTAATGGAACTGCAGTTGCTGGTAGTACGAGTTTCACAGCAAATGGTAATGCTTTTACTAGTGCTGGTAGTTATATTAACTTAACCAATGGAGTTATAGCTACACGAGCCTTTAGAGTAGATACAAGTGGTGTAGGTCACTTTTCTGGAGGAATAAGTATAGGTCAAACAAGTACTATGAGCTCTTCTTTAACCGTTGGAAGTGGCAATGGGTCTGTTACTATAGAGGGCGCTAATCAAAGAATTGTAATTAATGATGGCTCACGAAATAGAGTAATACTTGGAAAACTTTAATAACCACCAAAAAAATAACACTTGACATAAAATGTCCCTTTTGTTATAATTTCATCATGGAGAACTTTAAATGAGCGCAGCTACTTACAACTTATTCATTGACCAAGGATCCGACTTTGCGGTTGATTTAGTAATCAAAGAATCGGGAACTGCTAAAAATTTATCTAACTACGCAGGTCGTGGACAGCTGCGCTCGTCTCATACAGCGACTGCCGTTTCGGGGTATCTTAAAGTTACAGTAACTAATGCTTCTACGGGGTCTCTTAAAGTGGAGCTTCCGAATGGAAATTGGACAGATTCTTCGGGCGTTACTCGAAGTGGTTCAAAAGATATACCGGCTGGTCAATATGTATATGATGTAGAAATATTTACAAGCAGTGATGCGGTAGTAAAAAGAATAATTCAAGGAAATGCTACAATAAATCCTGAGGTTACTAGATAATGTCCACAGTTTCTACAGTAATTGAAGTAACTGAAAGTGTGTCAGAAATTGCTGCAACAGGCGACCAAATATCTATAAATCTTACTGACGACGTTACTACTATTCAAGCATATAATTTAGCAGTGCCTACGGCAGTTCCTGGAGTGATAGACGCTTCCAGTGTAACAGTACAAGCACACAATACAATCCCGTCTGGATTCTTAGACGAGGCACTAAAGATTTTAGCTGACCAAAGTTTTCGTGGCACTTCTGCACCTAGCGGTGATAGAGTGGAGCAAGGGGACATTTGGTACGAAACTGATACAGAAACTTTATACATCTACAGAGAGGTCTCGCCGGGTACATTTGAATGGCAACCCATAGCAATCGGAGCCGCAGACTCAGACACATTAGATGGAGGGCTTTACTAAGCCACAGGAATTTAAATTATGGCATCCACACAAACCATAAAAATTAAACGTTCTACCGGCTCTTCGGCCCCGTCTACGTTGGCTTCAGGTGAGCTTGCTTATTCAAAAGGAACGGATACATTTTATATCGGAGACCCGGGAGCAGCAAATACTCCAATTGCCGTAGGCGGTGCAATTAAAAATAATGCGGGAGCTCCTGTACTTGCAACAGGTATTACAAAAGGCGAGATTCAACAACTGCTCGATATAGAGCCTGGAGTAGATACTCTAGTACATGATGCAAACTTAGCCTCTTTTGTAAGTGCTTTTACTTTACCGACTTCAGACGGTTCTAACACTCAAGTATTACAAACAAATGGTAGTGGTACATTATCTTTTGGAAGCGTTTCTACTTCGGATGTGGACGTAAGTGTTGCAAATTTGCGTACTCGACTTACTGCAATTAGTGATAGCACTACTATTGGTGATGGTACAGATGTTACTATTACAATGGCTGGGGGTCTTACTGTAACTGGAAATCTTACGGTAAATGGGACTACAACTACTGTAAACTCTACTACCACGACTGTAGATGACCCAGTATTTACTCTTGGCGGCGATTCTGCGCCTGGATCTGATGATAATAAAGATCGTGGTATTGAATTTCGATATCATACTGGATCAGGTGCAAAATTAGGTTTCTTTGGATTTGATGATAGCACAGGTAAGTTTACTTTTATTCCGGATGCTACAAATTCTTCAGAAGTATTCAGTGGCAGTACTGGTATTCTCGATGCGAATGCTGCGGGTTTAGATGCTGCTAGTATTACGGAGGCAACTGCCGCTGTTAACACTGATTACTTATTTTTCTTTGATGGAGGTGCTTCTGGTACTTCTGCAAAAGAATCAATTGTAGATTTCATTTCTAGCATTTCTGGAACGAATGTTACGGCCTCAAACGGCCAAGTAACTGTTGCAACTGCAACTGCTTCTACAAAAGGCGTGGCGTCTTTTGATTCTGGACAATTTGATGTATCAACAGGGGCAGTCACTCTAAATACAATTGATGGCGGCACCTACTAAGGAGCGGTATAGTGGCAACGAATCAAGTAATAAAATTAAAAAGAGGTACCAGTACTCCTACTACTAGTAATATTGCTAGTGGTGAAGTTGCTGTAGATACTTCTGCACAAAAACTTTTTATAAATGATTCTGGTACAATAAAAGAGTTAGGAACTTCTGGGGCTCTTTTATCAAGCTCTACGGTTGCTATTAAAGAATTTGAATATACGGCCAGTGGCAGTCAAACAACTTTTAGTGGTAATGATACAGGATCACAAAGTTTAATATATACAGCTGGATCTATTATGGTATTTCTTAATGGAATATTACAAGATGATTCTGTGGACTATACTGCTACAAATGGAACTTCCGTAGTATTTACGACAGCATTAGCTGCAAATGATGAAGTTCGCATTTTAACTTTTGGAAGCACGGTAGATAGTGTTACTCCTACAAAGCTGGATGCTATTAGTACTGTTAATAATCAAGCGGCATACTCTATGACAGTAAGTAGTGCTGCCTATACTCCGTCACATCAAAATGCATTGATTGTGTCAATAAATGGTGTAACACAAGAACCTGGAGACTCTTTTACTATATCTGGGTCAACAATTACATTTGCTCCAGCTCTTGCTACTGGCGACGTAATTGATTATATAATAGATTTAGGAAGAAAACTAACTGTAAATTCTGTATTGGACGATGCAACCGCACTGGCGATTGCTTTAGGATAAAATTATGGCAAATACTTTTAAAAATGCTTTTGCAGCAAGCGTAAGCAACTCTTCTTTTGTAGATTTGTATACTGTTCCTGCTTCCACGACTACAATAGTTCTTGGGTTAACTCTTTGCAATAAAACAGCGAGTTCTGTAACTGCAACAGTTCAGTTTCAAGATACTTCAGCTTCAAATGCAGATTTTCAGGTAATCGATACAGTTAGTATACCTGCCAGGACGTCTTTAGAATTGCTGAGCGGGCAAAAGTATGTTCTTGAAGCTACAGATGTTCTGCGTGTAAAAGCAGGAACCGGGTCAGCACTTGATGCAACTCTTGGTATTATGGAGATTACATAATGGCTTTTATTGGCATACAGCCGGGGACAGCAGTAGCAGTAGTAGAGGATACTACTCCTCAACTTGGTGGCGATTTGGATGTAAATGGAAATGGATTAGTTAGTGTATCAAATGGTAATATTGCAATTACTCCAAACGGTAGCGGTCTTGTAAGGCTTGATAGCAATGTAGATATTCAATCTGGAGAAATTGTACTTAAAAATTCAGGTTCCGTTTCAAATATTAAATTTTATTGTGAGTCTAGTAATGCACACTATACTCAACTACAGTCTGCCGCTCATAGTGCTTATAGTGGTAATGTAACACTAACACTACCTGCGTCTACTGACACTCTGCTGGGTCGTGCAACAACAGATACACTGACTAACAAAACTTTAACATCTCCTAAAATAAACGAGAATGTAGCAGTTACGGCAACAGCTACTGAACTTAATCTTCTTGATGGAGTCACAAGCACTACAGCAGAACTCAACTACACAGACGGCGTTACGTCAGCGATCCAGACACAGCTTGATTCTAAGGTAGGAGCTAACTACACAGGCGACGTAAACATCACAGGCGAACTGCTGGTTGATAGTTACAACGAGACTTTTAAAAAGGTTTCTAGTGTTTCTTCTGTTAGTTATTATCAGATTGCTAGTGCCTCTCATACAAGAGAGCTTTCAGTGTCTTCTCAAGAGCCTTCCCCTAATGATCTAGCGTTTAACTCTGATGGGACTAAAATGTTTGTTATTGGGTATAACGATGATGAAGTAAACGAATATGCTTTATCTACCGGATTTAATCTTAGCACTGCGTCTTTTACTCGCAGTTTTTCTGTATCATCTCAAGACACACAGCCAGAAGGATTAACATTTAATAACGATGGAACTAAAATGTTTGTTTTGGGGAATGAGGGTACAGATGTAAATGAATATGCTTTGAGTACGGGATTTAACATAAGCACTGCGTCTTATACTCGAAACTTTTCTGTATCGTCCCAAGAAGCCGCCCCAGAAGGAATAACATTTAATAACGATGGAACTAAAATGTTTATTGTGGGGCGCACCGATGATGAGGTAAATGAGTATGCCCTATCTACGGGATTTAATATTAGTACAGCCTCTTATACTAGGAATTTCTCAGTAGCTTCCCAAGAGCTTACTCCTACTGGATTAGATTTTAATAGCGACGGAACTAAAATGTTTGTTATTGGAAGGACTAATGATTCCGTGTATGAGTACACTTTAACCACGGGGTTTAATATTAGTACGGCTTCTTATACTAGGAACTTTTCAATAGCCGCTAAAGAAACTTTTCCTACTGGGATACGTTTTAGTTCTAACGGCGGAAAGATGTTTATTATAGGCCATTCAAGTGTAAAGGTACATGAGTACTCAACAAGCGTTACAGCCCACAGCACAACCTTTGACTGCGAAAACGCTAACGTCTTTGAAACCGTATTAAGCGCAAACACCACTGTAGTCTTTAGCAACCCGCCAGCGGCAGGAACAGCTACGGACAGCACAGCCTACGCAATGTCACTCAAGGTTATCCAAGACTCTGGAGCCTCTGGATACACTGTAACGTGGCCTACGTCTGTTGATTGGCCTGCGGCTACAGCGCCCACCCTGACAGCTACAGCAAATGCCGTAGATCAATTCGTGTTCTACACCTATGACGGTGGCGCCAACTGGTACGGCTTTACAGCGGGGCAAGCACTGGGATGAGCGTAGGTAGGTTTTTACAGCAGGCGGCGGCTGGTAATGCTGGTGGTGACCCTGTTTACGTTGACGATGTGTTTTCAACGTACTTGTATACAGGCGATGGATCGACTGGTTCTACGACGAGCATTACAAACGGCATAGACCTTTCTGGAGAAGGTGGTTTGGTTTGGATTAAAAAACGAGACGAAAACCGAAATCACTTTTTGGTAGACACCGCAAGGGGCGTTAATCAAACCTTAGGTTCAGACAGGGATATTACGCCGCAGAATACAGTAAACTCCGTAACTGCTTTTAATTCCAACGGTTTTTCACTAGGTAGTGAGGGCGGTGTAAATGAAGGCGGCGGCGGTTATGTTTCTTGGACATTCCGCAAGCAACCGGGGTTTTTTGATGTTGTAACGTATACAGGGAATGGCTCTGCTAGAACAATAAGCCATAATCTTGGTTCAGTTCCGGGAATGATTCTTGTTAAAAACTTAAGTGGAGCATATAACTGGACTGTCTATCATAATGGTATGGGCGGGTATAATTACTATAACCATTTAAACAACACAGACTCTCGTTACAACAATACAGCCATTTGGAATGCAACCCCCACAAGCACAGTTTTTAGTGTAGGAACTAGTGCCAATACCAATGAGAACGGAAATAGTTACGTCGCCTACCTATTCGCCCACGACGCCCAAGACTTTGGCACAGACGAAGACGAAGCAATTATTAAGTGCGGGAGTTATGAGGGTACAAATGCAAATCACGATGTTGATCTTGGATTTGAACCTCAATGGGTTTTAGTCAAGAATATAGACGCGGCTGGGAATTGGGAAATCTACGACGTAATGCGTGGTATGCCATCCGGTACTAATGCAAGATATATAAGAGCAGACTCATCTGCGGCAGAAAATGGAACAGTTGAGTTTTATCCCACATCATCAGGTTTTACAGTTACAGGGTCTAACACAAATACTAATTCTAATGGTCATACTTTTATTTATGTAGCAATCCGCAGACCCCACAAGCCAGCATCAGAGTTTGCGGCTACTGATTTGTTTGCAGTAGACAATAACACAACATCAACATCAGCAGGTTTTCCCAACTTTGTTAGTGGTTTTCCTGTTGATATGGGCCTTGCAAACACTGTAGATGAAACGGGATATACTGCATTATCGTCTCGTCTTACTGGTAAACAAATGTATACACCGGCTAGTGATGCTGAAGAAGGTAGCCCTGAATATGACTACAGCACCGGCTTCAAAGAGGGTGGTTCGTCAACTAACGCTGATGAATATGGATGGATGTGGAGGCGCTCGCCGGGGTTCTTTGATGCTGTGGCTTATAAAGGCGTAAGTAGTGGGGTTGTAAAGCATAATTTAGGCGTTAAACCTGAGCTTGTAATTATTAAACAAAGAAACGCTATTAATAGCAATAATCGGCATTGGGCCGTTGGAGCGCCAGACATACTTGGTATCAATGCCAATACGCTAAGCCTTAATAATACTTATGCTAATGGAACGCTTAATTACAATATGTTTGATACAACGGCGGGACAAACAGCAACGCAAATAAAATTGCATGGCAATGAGAATGGTATAAGTAGCACTTCTGGAAATTACATAGCCTATTTATTTGCAACAGTCGCAGGAATATCAAAAGTTGGTAGCTATACAGGCACAGGTAATGACCTAAACGTAGACTGCGGCTTCAGTGCTGGCGCTAGGTTCGTGTTGGTCAAGCGTACAGACTCTACTGGCGATTGGTATCTTTGGGATTCTTCACGAGGCATTGTGGCTGGCAACGATCCATACTTACTACTGAATAGTACAGCGGCCCACATTACTAACACAGACTACGTTGACCCACTAGCCAGTGGCTTTACGGTGACATCATCAGCGCCTGCGGCACTTAATACCTCTGGCGGCACATATATATTTTACGCAATCGCATAGGAGATAAAAAATGAGCGAATACAGAGTACGAGCAAGCGGAGAGCTCAAATCCGAAACAGATCTCCGACTTGAGAATAGAAATGTTTCTTTTCCAAAAGTATGGAATACAAATGTATTTGAAGCTTTAGGAATTGATCCTGTGCTTGCTGCACCCGCTCCGACCCCGAGCGGAGAATTTAAAGTAGTTGGCAGAAATGGGGCAGTACAAGATTCTAATGGAAACTGGGTGTATGCGTGGGCTGAGAGAGAAATGTTTACAGAATACACAGATGAAGAAGGGAATGTACAAACTGTATCTGCACAACAAACAGCGCATACAGCTAGAATAAACAATGAAAAAGGAATTCAAGAACGCTCTACACGAGACAACTTACTCAAAGAAACAGACCATTTTGCACTTTCAGACGTAACAATGGCAGATGCAATGAAAACATACAGACAAGCACTTCGAGATGTGCCGCAGCAGTCAGAGTTTCCAAATAACATAACCTGGCCTACAAAACCGGAGTAATAAATGTCAAAGTCAAAAGGCAGACTAGTTGCAGAATTTTTAAGAGGACTTAATAGCGACGGTAAGTTAGCAGATGCCGCATCTCAAATTGCGGATTCAACTATTACTTCATCAAAACTAGCTCCTGCTTCATTAGTTACTGAATCAGAAGGTATTGGAAATAATGATAATGATACTACTTTACCTACCTCTGCAGCTGTTAAAGACTATGTTGATAATAATGCAGGAGGCTCAGGCGCTGGTGTAACTGTATACTCTACTCTGGACAACTTACCCGCCCCCTCTTCTGTATCAGAAGGCTCCATGGCTCTAGTTGATTCTACAAATCGTTTATATATTCAGAGCGACAATGGTTGGTACAATATTGCGATAGTCAACACAACGCCTACTATCAGCGGGGTTAATTCTAGTTATTCACTAGCGCAAGACGGTACCGCAACTGTAGTTACAATGGTGGGGACTGATGCAGAGGGGCTGCCGATTACTTATAGTATTGCTTCAGATACCTCAGGCAGTGTTGCGGCTGTCACTCAGGGAACTGGCTCAAATACAAATGTATTTACAATTACTCCAAGCACGAGTCAATCTAATGCAGGGAACTTTTCCCTCACATTTAGGGCAAGTGATGGGGTAAATATTGCTTCCGCAGTTTCTCAGTTTACTCTGTCATTTAGTGTAAGTGTAGAATACTTAGTTATCGGAGGCGGTGGCGGTGGTGGAGCCGGGTCAGCGGCCGGTGGTGGAGGCGGAGCTGGAGGTTATCGTACAGGCACTCTTGCTTTAAATGGCGGCACGTCTTACTCCATTACTGTAGGCGCAGGTGGCGCGGGTAGTACAAGCCCTGACAACAATAACGCTTCTAATGGAAGTAACTCTGTGTTTTCTACCATTACAGCTGCAGGAGGCGGTGGAGGAGCGGGTACTGGCCCGCAAAATGCAAGCCCTTCATATTCAGGGCCTGGACTAGATGGCGGATCCGGGGGTGGTGGCCGTTATGGAGGCGCTGGAGGTAGTGGTAACACCCCCAGCACGTCGCCGTCGCAAGGTAATGATGGTGGTGACTCCACCCAAACCAATGCCAGAGGATCTGGTGGCGGAGGCGGTGCTGGTGGTGCAGGAGCAGATGGTACATCAAGTGCCGGTGGTGCCGGGGGTGCTGGTCTAGCTTCTTCTATAACAGGTACTTCTGTAACCCGTGCAGGCGGTGGCGGCGGTTCTACTTGGTCCAATGCCGGCGGAAGTCCGGGCAGTGGCGGCTCTGGCGGAGGTGGTGCAGGCGCACCTCCATCGGGCGGTACAGCTTCTGGAACGGCAGGTACAGCTAATACTGGCGGTGGCGGTGGTGGCAATGGTCGGGGAGTGGCTGGCCCATCGGGTGGTTCTGGTGTAGTAATTATTGCAGCACAGCAAGCCGCCGCAAGTGTCTCAGGAACTTATAGTCTAGATACTAGCAGTAGGTCCGGGTATCATGTTTATACATTCACAGCGGGCACGGGCAGTATTACTTTCTAATAAAAAAGGGGCTATTCAGCCCCTTCAGATACCGGCTCAGGTGTAACTTGAGGTTGAGCCTGTGATTGAATTTTCGAAATAACTGCCATACTTGTTTTTGCTGGCAATTCTCCTAAAGCATTTAATACCATATTTACTTCATCTAAAGAAAGATCAAGTTTTATACTTTCATTCATATTTATTCCTATTTAAATATATCTTGCCAGTTTCCAGTAGTGCTTGCTCTGGCATATTCTGTAGCACGGTTTTCAAAAAAGTTAGTATGCTCTACCCCGTTTAACATATAGTCTAGCCAAGGTAGAGGATTCTCTTCGCTTCCAAAAATCTTTTTCATACCCAAACCAAGAAGTCTACGATCTGCAATATAGCGAATATATTCTTTTATCTCTTGTGCTGTTAGATCGGGCACTTCTGCGCCCTCAAAACATAGATCAATAAAAGCATCCTCTAATTCTACTGTGCGCTCTGCTGCACAATAAATTTCATACTTTAGATCATCATTCCATAGTTGCGGGTTTTCTTGAATAAATGTACGGAATAGTTGGCTCATGCCTTCGACGTGCAATGTCTCATCACGAACTGACCATGTTACTATCTGTCCCATGCCCTTCATCAAGTTATGTCTTGGAAAGTTTAATAAAATTGCAAAACTACTAAATAACTGTACTCCTTCTGTAAATCCAGAATAAATTGCTAAAGTTTTTGCAATATCTATAGGAGTATCCATACCAAAATTGGATAGATGCTCATGCTTATCCATCATTGCTTTATGCTCAAAAAACTTTTGGTACTCGTCGTCCCCAAAGCCAAGAGTTTCTAGTAAAAGTGAATAGGCTTCTTGATGTACTGCTTCCATTGCTGCAAAAGCAGACAGCATCATTCTTACTTCAGGCTGCTTAAATGTTGGAAGATAATGCTTGGCATATCCACAACAAACATCTACATCAGCTTGAGTAAAGAATCTAAAAATTTGATTAATAAGTCGACGATTCTCAGGAGTCAACTTATCTCTATAGTCTCGTAAATCATCTGCAAGATTAACTTCATCAGGTAACCAGTGCATATGTTGTTGAGTCTTATAGTGTTCGTAAGCCCAAGGATAATTAAAGGGCTTATAGTATTCTCTTTCTGTTAGTAAATTCATTATTTATCCTTCACACGCTAAACACGCGTCTTCTTCTATACTATCGAAGATATACTGACGAAGTGCTTCGTCCGATACATTTTCTGCCCTTTTATACGCTTCACTACGCAAATAGTACAGAGTTTTTACTTTCTTTTTCCAAGCCATCATATGAATGGCATGAAGTTCTTGCTTTGAGACATTTGCAGGAAAAAAGACATTTAGGGATTGACTTTGACAGATATATTCTTGTCTATTGGCTGCAAGATCAATAACCCATCTTTGGTCAATTTCAACTGCGGTTTTAAATACGTCTTTCGTCCAATCATCCAAAAAGTCCAAATGCTGTACTGAGCCGCCGTTAGTAATAATTCCTTTCCATACTTCATCATTATCTTCTCCTAACTCCTGCAAAATATGCTCTAAGTACTCATTCTTTTGTAAGCTAGAGCCTGATTTAGTTTTTTGAGTAAATGCATTAGCCCGATAAGGTTCAATACTGGGACTAGTATTACCGCATATAATGCTAGAGCTAGCATTAGGAGCAACAGCCAAGAGATGCACATTACGAACTCCATAGCCGACAGCATCAGGAGCTTCACCGCGTTCTTCAGCAAGTTTACGAGTTGCATTTTCTGCCTCCGATTTTATATGCCTAAACATTCTCATGTTTGCACTCTTTGCCATTACACCTTCAAAAGGCATATGATGTCTTTGAAGGTATGCATGAAACCCCATTGCACCTAGACCAATACTTCTTTCTTGCATTGCACTATATGCAGCTCTCCATAATTCTCTCGGAGCGTTCTCAATAAAGTAACTAAGCACATTATCTAACATATTTACTAAATCCGGAATAAAATTCGGATCGTGTTGCCACTCATCAAACTCTTCTAGATTTACGCTTGAAAGACAACATACTGCGGTACGATCTTCATCTGTGGCAAGAGTAATCTCGCTACACAAATTTGAATGATTTACTTTTAATCCTTTCTCTTTCTGACACTCAGGCAATCCATTCTGCACTGTATCACCAAACATAATATAAGGCTCACCAGTTTCTACACGATTCTGAATAAGTTTTACCCAAAGTGTTTTTGCGGATACAGTCTTTACAACTCTACCAGAATTAGGATCCTTCAAATCCCAGGAATCATCAAAACCCTCTTCCCTGGTGGCACCTTCTATAAGGGCCATAAAGTGATCTGAAACAACCACTCCGTGATGAAGATTAGTAGACTTGCGGTTAATATCCCCTCCAGTAGGTTTGCGAACATCTAAAAACTCCTCAATTTCAGGGTGAGACATATCGAGGTACGCTGCATAGCTACCTCGTCGAGTGACGCCTTGAGAGAATGCAAGCATCTCAGCGTCTACAACTTTCATAAAAGGAATTACGCCAGTACTTTCAGAACCGTTAGATGTCTTACTACCTACGCTTCGTATGCTATTCCAGCAGCCACCAACACCACCACCAACGCTACTGAGAAAAGCATTTTCTGTGTAGTGATTTGTAATCCCTTCTCGACTGTCTTCCACGAAATTAAGAAAGCAGCTAATAGGAAGGCCGCGGGTGGTTCCACCATTAGATAGTATAGGAGTACTAAACATAAACCAGAGTTTACTAGCATAGTCGTATAGTCTTTGAGCATGTTCCTCATCATTTGCAAAGGCTTTTGCCGCTCGTGCAAAAGCGTCTTGGGGAGATACTTCCCCGTCAATCATGTACCGATCTTCAAGAGTTTTCTTGCTAAACTCCGACAGATATCTGTCTCGTCGATAATCTACTGTTACATTAAATGACACTTGTCATTCTCCTTTCAATGTCTGATAAATTATCAGTGCCTATTGCATCATCGCAAAAAGTCATTAAATCCATAAGCTCATAGTTTTGTAAAATCTGTTCTGCATTCTCATTTAAAGACTGAATGAATTTGTATTTACTAGGAATAGGGGCGGCTTCATAAATACTAAAAGCATTCCCGTATTCTTTTATTAACTGTACAGCTCGTTTGGGGCCAATTCCAGGTATGCCCGGAACATTGTCACCTTTGTCTCCTGTGAGGCATTTTAAAGAAATATATTCCTCTGGAGAACATTCATAGTGAGTATTCCAATTTTCTAGCGTGACTTCCTTCCTCGTCACATAAGAAAATCTGCTTACATCCTCTTGAATCAGTAGATCCCAGTCTCTATCACTAGATACTAACCAAATACTACCTAATTCGTACTTTTCTTTTTGTTTTACTAAATGTGCAGCAATATCGTCTGCTTCTACACCCTTATATCTAAGTACCTGGAAGTTATCTCCCACGACTTCGAGGGATGCTTCGTACTCTTCGAAGAACTCTTCGAAAGCGATTCTTTCTTCCTCTGATTGTTCAGCGAACTTGTCTTTTCTATTTTGTTTATACGCTGGGTGGATCCCTTTACGGTAGGTAGAAGAGCCCCAGTCTGCTGCCAATATGACTCGTTCACATTCATAGGATTTCCTTAAGCTTTTTACTGTACTATCATATTCATATCGAAAGTCAGTACGTCCTTGATGCTTCCATCTAAAAGCAAGATTGAGTGCATCTACAATTAGGGTGCCGTTTTCTATATTTAACTTTTCTTCAAAACTAAATGCCATTTAAAAACCTCGGCTCTTCTTTTTCTAGCCATTCTTCTGCAAGCATTACGAAACAATTTAACCACTCTATACGAATCCAACGATCTGTAGTTGCTTGGGGCGTGTCCTCAAATACTACAAATACTGGTGATCTATTATATTTAAAAAATAGTAGTGGTTCTTGATTCCCTTGCTCTGCCTGCTGCTTTACTTTGTTCCACCAGCGTATAAGATTATTTGTCTTTTTTGCTGTGAAAATTTTATCATTGAGAGGCGACTCTGAATAGTTTTTTACTTCGATACAAAATCTGTTTTTTTCGTGAGGCACATACAAGTCTCCTTTCAGATACTCTAGCGCCCCAGAAGCAGGGACTCTTTCAAACTGAAGTCCTGTCGACTCTCTTAACATATCTCGTACTAAATACTCACCACGAGCACCTTTTGCTCTACTATCCACCATCGGTAAACTCTTTTAATACGTCAAACTTTTCTTGGGCTTCTGCGAGCTTTGCTACTTGTGTATCAATGGCGTCGAGTATTTCGGGGTGCTCTCCAATACCAACTGGGTTTTCCAGATATATCTCGATATTTGCTTGAGCTTCCTTGATCTTCCCGAAGTACTTCGCTTGGAGGGCTTCCAGTATCAGTGTTTTCATTTTCTTCTTCCTTTTGTTTTGATAGTAACCATATTCTTCTAGCTGAAGACTGTCGACTCATTCTAGTGCGCTCACATTTTCTCGCTTAACGACTTCGATTTTTTCAAGAAGAGGATGAGTCCAACCATGACTTACTACATAAGTATTTAAGTTGTCTTCTTCAAGTAAAACTTCTACCAGCTTTTCTCTACCTGTTTCGTCGAGTACGTTTATAACTTCGTCCAGAAAGAGTATATTTATTCTGGACTTCGATATGCTACTCATAAGTTTACGAATAGCTATAAGAGTAGCTGTATTTACCCTAGCAAGCTCGCCAGAAGAAAGAGCAAGGATATCCACAATGTTGCCATTATCAGTGATCTGAACGTTGAGTTTATCGTTTGACACAACAAACTCCAAAGTGAATCGGCCATCTGATAGCTCCGCTAAGTATGTATTTACAAGCTCTTCTAGCTCTTTGACTAGATTTTCAATTTTATATGCAATGAGACCGTTTGTACTAAATGCTTTTTTCAATACTTCTAAGTTTGAGTACAAAGAATCTAAGTTAGAGAGACTACTCTCTGCTTCATTTAATTGATTGATAAATTCGTCTGTTTGCTCTTGAATTACTTGGATGCGTGTGTTCTGTCGAGTTCGTCTTTCATTTTCCTTTGCCGTGCTCGATATACACTCTTGCACCGAAACCAAGTCAGCTCGTACTCTCTCCAAGCGCCTTTCGAGCTCTCCTTTATCCACGAGGGCCACTGGGAGAGTTCGGTCAACACTTCGGTAGAGATCTTCCCAATCTCGCTGCATTTTTGTTTTATATTCAAATTGCTCATTTTGTCGCTTAATTTCTTCAATTCTTGTTGTAATGTCACTCATTTTCTCCTGTGCGTAAGAAATCTTACCCGTCTCTTCCGCAATCAGTGTTTGTTTAAAAGTTTCTGGAACTGTTTGCTCACAAGTTGGGCATTTATCTTCTAAGTCGTGCAACTTTTTAATAAGTTTTCGTGACCCCGTTACGACCCCGTTTAAGGTTCCTAAGTCTGCTTGTAAGCCATCATAGGATTGTTTTTCATTAATTTCGATATTCTGAACTTTATCAATATCAATATCTTTCAACAGCTTTATGTACTGATTATTTTTTGAGATTTTTTTATTTTTTTCGGAAATATTTTCAATTCCCATCGTTAAAGAACGGAAATCCTTCTCAAGTTCTGCCGTATCATTTTCAATTTTTAACATTGGCAGTATATTGGTATCCTCTAATTTATTATCTGTCAACCATTTTTCTACTGTTGCTATCTTTGATCGAATCCCTGCAATTTCATTTGAAAGCTCTCTTGAGGTATTTTTAAATACTTCAAATAGTTCTACATACTCTTCCAGGTGTAGTAAGTCAATCAAAAACTTTTTACGAGTCGTGTCAGTAGCCGTAAGAAACTGTAGACTGGCATTTGTATTTTGATAGACTAGTTGAGAGAAAGTTTTGAAATCAACACCAAGAATATCTTGAATTGTTTTAAAAGTGTTTGTAGCTGTATGACTAGAAATATCGTCTCCATTTTCTACTAGCTTGACTTTTATACTTGACTTTCTATCAATTTCGATACTATACTCATCCGTATCTTTGGAAAACTCCAAATAGATGTGATAGCCATTGTTTACATAACGATTCGGAATGTCTGCCTTTTTAATACCTTTTGAGTTTTTATTAAATAAGGCTTCCTCAATAATTAACGGTATAGAGGACTTCCCCATACCGTTAGTGCCAATAATTTGAGTTACTGTATTTTCTTGTAGGTCTAATATATTGTTAGAGCCATAGCTAAAACAATTATCCCACTGCAACTTTTTGAGCGTAATCATTAAAAGTACCTACTATACTTTGTATTTTATCTTCTTCTAATTCCAAGATGTATGCAAGATATTCTGCCAACTCTTCTTGGATGCTCATATCTTTTTCTATTACTAAAGTTGCTTCACTACTACGCTTTACAACTTTTTTATCTAACAGCTCACTATTCTTAATAGCCGCTAGATCCTGAATATCTCCTTCTATCTCATAGATTGTATGATGAAAGTCTGTAGGAATCATTTCACTTGGATCAGATACAGTTTTACGAAGTAACTGTGGTAGATCAAACGGTTCCCATATCCATGACCAATCATTTGGATTAATCAAGATACAGCCTGTCTTTACTTCTGTTCTATGAAAAGAAGTAGTCATAGGCGACCCAGGATATACAATATTTTTTTGGGTGTTACTATGTGCATGTAAATCGCCTGCGAAGACGATTGGAAAATCCTCAAATCTGTCTAAGTCCACCTCTGGCTTGACGTGCGGAGGTATCTCTCCTCGTACATGAGTAAAGAGTGGTTCTGTTTGTATAAATTTTTCAATGCTTCCTTTTCTATGTAAGTCGGCGTAAGGAAGAACGCCAAAACCAAAATCGGAATCATGATAGGAAATATCCACTATTTGTACTAAAGGATTAATATCTCTACTAACCTGCTTTAGTTGAGTAAAAAATGTTTTGTTTTTCTTCGTAGCTTCGTGGTTGCCATCATAGATAAGAGTGGGAATCTGTACTTCCCGAATAAACGAGAAGTACAGCTCCAGCTCTTCCATGTTTGGCAGACGGTCAAAAAGGTCTCCACCTATGACATGCATATTGCATTGTTTTTCAAGACTGTGAACTTGCTCAAAAAACATTTTATAACGGTTGAGTGCCCACTCGCGTGGAACATTCTTTTGACCTAGCTTTAAATGCCAGTCTGCCGTAAAAAGAATCATGAAATAGCAAACTCCGCATCAAGTGCTTCTTCGTCGATTTCATTTGTTGCGGGCTGTCGAATACGATCCAACAGCTCTTTTTGAGCATCAGGAGTAGGACGAGGCATAACATCGTCCATAGACTTCAGAGAGGCTACAAGTTCCGCTTCCTCATCAGTCAGAGTGCGGGGCTTGCACTTCAATACTTGAAGTTGATACTCTACATTGTAAGCCAGCGGACCAGTCTTAACTCGCTTGAACTTAACATCCCAGCCAGTCTCAGGGTCAGTAGGGTCTCCAAGATCCTCTGCAGCAGTAAGAATTTGCTCCCACAGCTTCTTCTTGAGATTGATTACTTTGACTTCACCATTGTGAATGCACTGCATCGCGTAGCTCCAGCCACACTTCAGATCAGGGTAGTACTCACGAACCCAATCTTTTTCTTTATTGTTGAAACGTTCTTCGTTACGATCAAACGACATACATTCCAGAGGAATATTCTTATCGTTTTCACCTGTAACCCAGTATACATATCGAGCAAGAATATCGCCTACGAGACGTACTGAGTTGTCACCATCTTGATAGCCAAAAGTGGTGATGTTAGATTTTTGGGCAGCGCCCTTTGACTTGTTAAAGCTTAATGCCATTGTGTTTTCTCCTTTGGGACTTCTTCATATAGAAAATGTATTTCATTATCTTCGATATAAAGTAGCCTATCGTCTTCTAAGTGTTCAAAAGGATCTAGTGGACATTCCAAGAGATCTAGCGTTGTTTTGTCGTTAATAAGAAACTCTGCTAAAGACCTCATACTAGCCAAGGCCAAGTAGAGAGCAACATCACGACGAGGGTGTCTAAATGAATTATACAAAAGAACATCGGGATGTGCCAAGAACGAATCGCCTGTAAAGTTTAAGTCAGAAAAACGGTAAGTAGGATCAAACCTATTTTCCGGTATAGACTTTTTTACAAGCATCTCAAAGATTAAGAAGATTGTACTTGGTTTACCCGATGCTGCGGTAAAGATTTTTTGCCAGTCATATAGAAGCATATATTATACTAAAAATTAAGGTTATTGTCAAGAACTATTTTTCTATGTTTGAGTTATTTTCCAACCCTGCTTTATATAGTAACCCATTCTATTTGAAGCCTGCTTTCGAGCAGTATTTCCTTTTAAGTGAATATCTATTATTACAGGGGTGGGTTTTCCTTCTTGCTCTCGGATAACTCTTCCGATGAGCTGGGTAAGAAGGGGTTCGTTGTTGATAGGGGTACCGAGTATAAGGACAGAGAGGGAATTGACTGAAATTCCTTCACTAAATATCGCT